AACGATTGATCTAGAAATAATTGACTGTCGTTTCTTGCACCGAAGTGCGTATCATTAATAATAGCGAGTTTCAAACTCAGTCTCCGAAAAAGTTATCGAGGGTTGACCCTTCTGTTTTTTTGTCTTTCTTCTTTTTCTTTGGTTTGAATTTTTGAATGTCGTTTTCTGATAAGTTGAAGTAGTCTGCGTATGGGTTGTTCGATTCTGGGTCAACTAATTCATTATCTTCAGCCCATCTCGTAAACTTGCCTTCCTTATCCATCTCTTCCATCAACATGTACTTTACATAAACTTGTTTCTTTTCTTTTTCTATTCTACGAATAAAAGCATAATAGATCATTTGTGTGAAATATGAAAATGGATTCTTTGATTTTTCTGGATCAAAGTTGTGTGCATACATTAAACAATTTTCTATTGCATCACCAATCATCTCGTCACGAAATGGATAGTTCATGAAGTTTGGTTTGTATGAAAGTCTTTCCGCGATCTTCATGAAGCATTCACCCATATAGTTTGTCACTGGAGGGCGTTCATCTCCTTCACTTTCAGCTTCAACAACTTTCTTTTTCCATTTCGATATTTCTTTATAGAACTGTTCATTGTCTATGTAATGTTCTGTACTTTTGGATTTTCCCATAATATTCCTCTATTCGGTTTGTTAGAAGTATAGTTCACATCAATGTTTATGTCAAACAAAAAACAACATTTTATGCTTGACAAGTCTCAAAACCCCTTTATAATTCTCTGTGCCAAGAGAGAAAGGGAGCTTTAGGCTTATAGGCCACTCAAAGGTAATCATCTAGGTTATCAGGCCAGTCCGACCACTTATTACCCCAATCTTCAGACTCAGGGTTTCGATCTGGTTCTTCCTCTTCATCAAAACCAAAATCATCAAACGGAATCTCTTCTTCAAAGACGCCCTCTTCCATCAGTTTAGAGAAGAGTTGTTTTGACATTGTAAAGTTCATCATCACAAAATTGTTTAACATGTCAGGAGTAATGTTTTCTGGTGTTTTAGGATTCTCTTCGTCTGGTAAATCTAATCCCAGTTGACGGAAGAGTTGTTCTAGAACTAAAGAAGAACCTTCTGGACTTACAGCTTTTCTGGGGGGTGGCGGATTATCTTCTCTTTCTTTTTCGAGTTCGTATTGAAAGATTGATTCGTCGTTTGGTTCGAGCGAGTACACAATGAAATCGAGAGGAATGATACAATCATTCTCGTTTGTGTTTGGAATCCAATTGCGTAACATCCAGTTTTCCTTCACTATAGCTCCAGTAAGTGGATCGTGAAGCGTGGTAAGACGCATCTGCATTGGTCTATTCAATTTGATTTCACTCGAAGTCTTACCACTCACCACAGCTATTATTTCTTCACCTGATCTAAGTTTCAGAAGTCTGTAGTCAGTCATAATGCCTCCTAGATGTTTATCTTGATGGTCTTAAAACTAAAACCTTCTACCTTATATATCTTTATTCTCTCGAAGAAGTGACGAAGGGTGTGGTTCATCTTCTTCTTCCACTGTAGATTATCCCCAATGTCATACAGTTTGGCAATCTTTTTTGTCTCATGTTTTCTTAATTGCCTGCCTATTGATTGGAGAATACGAATACGAGACTTTGACGGAGAAGCAAACACAATATTATGCAGATTACGAATATTGATACCAGTCGAGAATGTTCCGTAAGAAGCTACGATGATCGCACTCTTTTCTTTCTCGGCGATGCCACGGACCCGCTCACGGTCGTCTGTTTCGACGCCACCGTGTATTAGGAAAACTTTCTTGTCTTGGTTCTCATGTTTGATTTTCTCATAGAGTTGTTTACCATGATTCTCGACGAACTGAAAGAGAACGAGAGTATTGCCCTTGGTCATTCCTGCAAGTTTAGAAATGAATCCGTTTCTTCTTTCGTTTGTGGTCAACCATTTCATTTCATCTGGATACTTGAGATGGGACACCATTTTTTTGTCTTCATCATTGTAGTTCAACATGATACAATCAATGTCCAGTTGAGAAAGAATGTCCTTCTCCATCAGTTCTTTCGTAGTAGTTACATCACGAACTGGTCCAAACAACCCTTCGATTACAAGTTTATGTGTCAATGCTCCGTCTAATGTTCCCGTTGTACCTATTCGATACCTAGCATGTTTTAGTTTCGACATAATTGTGGTAAGTGACTTTGCTTTGAATAGGTGGCATTCGTCACCAAACACAACTTCAAAATCCTCAAAATACTTTGCATTCATTTTGTACAGTGACTGCCATGTAGAGATGACTACTCGTTTGTCTGTTTGTTTTTCTTGACCACCATAAATCTTGTGAACATTTTCATCCACGTTCCATTGATTAATACCAGAATAATCTGCGAAATCAGAAAACATCTGAGTTACAAGTCCTGTAGTTGGTACGATGATTAGAATTTTCTTGTTCGTCTTTTTGAGATAATGTCTCATAAGTGTGTAAATGATGAGACTCTTCCCCGAACCAGTTGGAGAAAGAAGTAAACAACGATCTTTGCGAATCGCGTGAGCGATTGCATTTACTTGGTGATCGTGTGGTTTGATAGCCTTGTCTTTTACAGAAACTTGAAGATCGTTTTCGATGTATCGTCGTACTAGGGTTTCATCTACTTTGTTGTTTGGAACATCAAGAGTCAACTCGTACGAGTAATCTCGTTCTTTGGCAAATGAAACGACATAATCCAAGAGTCCTGTATAAATCTCTTGGGAAAACATATTGTAAAGCTTTATCGTTCCGTCCCAGACTTTACTTCGATACGCAGGCATATACTTATGACCCGGTACTTTGAAAGTAAAAAAGTCTGCAAGTTCTTTAGCGAAACTTCTCTCACAACGGACGCGAATGTTTACTTCATCAACTTTTTCAATAACTAAATCGCTCATGCTCTATTTATGAGCCTGAAACGAACTTCCTCCATTCAATCGCGTTTCTGATTTCCCAGTTACGTTGATTGATTTCTTTTAGAACAGATTCTAAATAGAAGACTTTTTCTTCTTGGTATGTTATCTTTTGTTTCATACGAATGATATCTGGATCGGAATCCATATACAGGTCAATATCAGCCTTGAGAATCTTAAGATCAAACGGTTCCCATCCAAGTCGATCTAATTCTTCTTGACTCATTTTGCCTGTGAAGTATTCCCACTTCGATCGACGAAGTGATGCCATATCAAAACCCATCTTCTTCAAGTTGAATCTTTCTTCGTGTAGAAAGTTCAAGTATTTATTGTGAAGTTGAGGTATCTTCAGAGACTCAAGATCGAGTTGTGTCTCGTCGATCTGCATATCTCTTTCTACAAGTTTTTTCAATTCATTAAAATTCATGACCAAACTATACACCACTTATAAGCAAAAGTCAATATATTTCGACAGAATAATCTCGGTACTGAAAAGTTGCTGTACATGTGACTTGTGTTGCATCACCGTCTGTTGCATTTAGCTCAAGTTCACCGAGAGTACTTGGGAAGATATCTTTGAATGTGACTGAAGCCTGAGGACGAGAATTACTATTCAAGATTACAAGTGTCCCGTCTACTTGGTAATCTGCTGGATCGCCTGCTTTTCTTGGATCAGTTTTTAATTCTTGCCATGACCTTGGCTGTATCTTTTCATCGTGAATGGTAAAGGATCTCATCCAGTTATAGATTTCCATCCAGTTTCCCATATCTTCGTTTACAAGGAACGTGATATTGAGTGGTTCATATGTAAGTTTTGGATCTGCAAAATGAATGGTTGGATGTTTACTGAATACATCAGTGACACCAACGGAAATAGTTGGTACTTGAACATTTTGACAGAAGTAAACAACTTCTGGTGCCTTTGAAAGTACAAAACGGAATCCAGTTGTTTGTAGAAGATTCTCGTTATCTGGTTGTCTGTCTAGAGCATACTGAACATATTGATTATACTGTGGCATATACACCTCCATAATATTTAGGTATAAAAAGAAACAGGGGAGTCCGAAGACTCCCCTGTTCCTAGTGTCGGAT